GTGGCGCTTCTCGCGCATGACTGGCGCTTCTGGGCGCGCGACGATCAGTTGGCCCCCGAAGGCGAGTGGACCACTTGGCTCGTGCTCGGCGGCCGCGGCGCGGGCAAAACCCGCGCCGGCGCCGAATGGGTGCAGGCCGAAGTCATGGGCCACCGCGCCGGCCGCATTGCGCTGATCGGCGAAACATTCGCCGATGCCCGCGAAGTGATGATCGACGGCCCCTCGGGCCTCCGCGCCATTGCGGGCGCCGAAGGCCCGAAATACGAGGTCACGCGCAAGCGCCTCCTCTGGCCGAATGGCGCGGTCGCCCATGTCTTTTCGGCGGGCGAGCCCGACAGTCTGCGCGGCCCTCAATTCGATGCCGCCTGGGGCGACGAGCTTGCGAAATGGCGCTACGCCGAAGCGGCCTGGGACATGCTGCAATTCGGCCTGCGTCTGGGCGCCCATCCCCGTCAGGTGATGACGACCACGCCGCGCCCGGTGCCGATCCTGAAGCGCCTGATCGCCGACAGCACGACGGCGGTCACCCGTGCCTCGACGCATGCAAACCGCGCCCATTTGGCCGACGGTTTCTTCCGCAGCGTCATCGCGCGTTATGAAGGCACGCGCCTCGGGCGGCAGGAACTTGATGCCGAACTGATAAACGACAACCCGGATGCGCTCTGGAACCGTGAATTGATAGAGGAGGGCCGCATCGCGAAAGCGCCCGCGCTTATCCGCGTCGTCGTCGGCGTCGACCCGCCCATCACCGGCGGCGAAAAGTCCGATGAATGCGGCATCGTCTGCGCGGGCCTCGCGGCGGACGGCCATGTCTATGTGCTGGACGACCGCTCCATGGGCCGCCTCTCGCCGCTCGCCTGGGCAAAGCGCGTCGCAGGCTGCTACCGCGCCCACGAGGCAGACAGGATCGTCGCGGAAGCCAATCAGGGCGGCGAAATGGTCGAAAGCGTCATGCGTCAGGAAATGCCCCTGGCGCCTATCCGCCTCGTCCGCGCCACCCGCGGCAAGGTCGCCCGCGCCGAACCCGTCGCCGCGCTTTACGAGCGCGGCCTCGTTCATCACGTCGGCAGCTTCGCGAAACTGGAGGATCAGATGTGCGACTGGACCCCCGGCCAGAAAAGCCCCGACCGCCTCGACGCCCTCGTCTGGGCGCTCACGGAACTGATGCTCACCGGCGAGGCGGGAGAGCCGAAAGTGCGGGGGTTGTAGTTTCTTCCCACCCTCCCCTTGAGGGAGGGTCAAACGGGCGAAGCCCGTTTGGGGAGGGGTGCGGTAAAGCACTGTTGCACCCACACCCACAGATGTCATCCCGGCGAAAGCCGGGGCCCACTCGCAGTCCCGCTTGCCGCAGCGAAAAAAGAACGCGCAGACAACACAACAAAATACGTCATTGCCGGGCTTGACCCGGCAATCCAGGAGCCGCGAGTGCTGCACCCGCCGCTCTGGACCCCCGGGTCAAGCCCGGGGGTGACGGATAAATTTTGAAGTCGGCGCCAGCCGCCACCACCACCACAAGACGGAACCACCAAAATGCAAAACCCCTTCACCGCGCTCGCCCGCGCGATGCGCCCCCGTATGTCTGAAAGGCGCGCGCCCGCCGAAAAGCAAAGCCGCGTCGCGCCCATGATCGCGCTTCACATGCAGGGCCGCCCCGTCTGGACGCCGCGCGACTATGCGGCGCTCGCGGAAGAGGGCTACCGCCGCAACGCCGTCGCCTATCGCTGCGTCCGCATGATCGCCGAGGCCGCGGCAAGCCTCCCCTGGCTCCTCTACGACGGCCCCCGCGAACTCTCCGAGCACCCGCTGCTCGCGCTCCTCGAACATCCGAATGGCGGCCAGTCCGGCGCCGACCTTTTCGAGAGCTGCTACAGTTTTCTCGAAGTCGCGGGCAATGCCTATCTCGAACTCGTGGAGGTGGACGGCAACCCCCGCGAGCTTCATGTGCTGAGGCCCGACCGCATGAAAGCCGTCCCCGGCCGCAATGGCTGGCCCGAATCTTACGAATATTCCGTCAACGGACGGGTGGTGACGATCCCCGGCGGCGAGCGGAGCGCCGTCCTTCATCTGCGCCTCTTCAATCCGGTAGACGACTACTACGGCCAGAGCCCGCTCGAAGCCGCCGCCTGCGCCATCGACATTCACAATGCCGCGGGCGGCTGGAACAAGTCGCTCCTCGACAATGCGGCCCGCCCCTCCGGCGCGCTGGTCTACAAGGGCGGGGAGGGCGGGGCGAACCTCTCCGAAGACCAGTTCGAGCGGCTGAAGCGCGAGCTTGCCGAAAATTATCAGGGTGCCGCCAATGCCGGCCGCCCGCTGCTGCTCGAAGGCGGGCTCGACTGGAAGAGCATGGGGCTCAGCCCGAAGGACATGGATTTCATCGAGGCGAAGCATGCCGCCGCCCGCGACATCGCGCTCGCCTTCGGCGTGCCGCCCATGCTGCTCGGCATTCCGGGCGACAACACTTACGCGAATATGCGCGAGGCGAACCGCGCCTTCTGGCGCGGCACCGTGCTGCCGCTCGCCGGACGCACCGCCCGCGCGCTGACGCATTGGCTCGGCCCTCGCTATGAGGGCCGCCTCCGCCTCTGGTACGACGCCGATCAGGTGGATGCCTTGTCGGCAGACCGCGACGCCCTCTGGTCCCGCCTCTCCCGCGCCAGCTTCCTCACCGACGAGGAAAAGCGCGAGGCGGCGGGCTATGGCGTCAGTCGCCGCGCTTCTTCGAACGGATGATGTTCTGGATCGCGGCGGCAAGCCCCACAAAGCCGAACACAAGGAACAGGAAGCTCACGCTCGCCCCGCGCATCTGCCAGGAGAGCGCGATGAGCATGATCCCGACCACAAGGCTGAACACGCTATGCGGCGAGAAACGATAGCCCATGATCGAGAAGATAGTGGGGATGGCAATGCCCTTGTCGCGCGTCTTTTCCTCCGTCCAGACGAGCAGGATGGGGCCGCAGGCGAGCGCCGCACCCATGAGAACGATCAGCCATTCGTCGGAAGTCATATCGGGCCTTTTGTGGAGATGAGCGGAATGGAAAAGGAAGCATACACGAAAAATGGCCCTGCATGGTCGCTCGATCGCCGCGTCCCGCTCGCCGTCATCCTCACCATCGCCATGCAGACCGGCGCGGCCCTCCTCTGGGCCGGCGCGGCGGCCGAGCGCCTCACCGCCCTTGAGACCCGCACCGAGCGCATCGGCGAACTGGTCGAACGCACCGCCCGCCTTGAAGAACAGACCAAATCCGCCAACGCCTCGCTGGCGCGGATCGAGGAGAAGCTGGGGCGGTAGTGCCCCCTGTGCCCAATTAAAATAAAAGTGTCATCCCGGCGAAGGCCGGGACCCATTGGTTCCCTCAGCAAAAGTAAGCGGAGCCAGAAGGCGCTGTAAGGTGATGCCCGCTTCCCTTGCTGCGGCAAGTGGAACTGCGAGTGGGTCCCGGCTTTCGACGGGATGACACTGAGAGTTAGGAAGGCGTCCCCCCGGGGCGCCTTTTTTGTTGCCCGAAACATCCTGATACGGAGGAACAAGTGAGCGAAGCCGTGAACAACAGGGCAGGCGAGCGGAAGGCCGCGCGGTTCGAGGCGAAGGCCGTGAAGCCCGATGGCAGTTTCGAGGGTTATGCCTCGCTCTTCGGCGCGGAGGATCTCGGCCGCGACGTCGTCATGCCCGGCGCCTTCCGCAAGTCGCTCGCGAAGCGCGGCCCACGCGGTGTGAAGCTCCTCTATCAGCACGACCCGAATGAGGTCATCGGCACCTGGGAGGAAATCCGCGAAGACGCGCGCGGCCTCTTCGTGCGCGGCCAGCTCCTGTCGGATGTCGCCCGCGCCCGCGAGGTGCTCGCCCTGATGCGCGCCGGCGCCGTCGACGGTCTCTCCATCGGCTATCACGTCGTCAAGGCCGAAAGCGACCGTGCAAGCGGCACGCGCCGCCTCATCGAGGTGGACCTCTGGGAAATTTCCGTCGTCACCTTCCCAATGCTCCCCGCCGCGCGCGTCAGCGCGGTCAAGCGGGGCGGAAGGCCCACGACACGCGAATTCGAACGCTGGCTCATGCGGGATGCAGGGTTCAGCCGGATGGAAGCCCGCATCATCGTGGATCGCGGCTTCAAGGCGCTGGCGCCGCGGGATGCGGCCACCGGCGATCAGGCACTCGCCCGCGCATTCCGTGCGGCCGCGCGCCTCTTCACTCACTGAACCTGAAACACAACGGAGACAATCATGACGAATTGGAATGACGGCGTGCCGCGCATCGGCGCCACGCTGAAGGAAGACACGCGCGCGCCGGAAACGAAAAGCACCGGCACAATCGAAGTCCGCGAGGCGATGGACGAGTTCCTCTCCGCCTTCGAGGATTTCAAATCCGCCAATGACGAACGCCTCGGCGAGCTGGAGCGGAAACTCACGGCGGATGTCATCGCCGAGGAAAAGGTGGAGCGCATCAACAAGGCGCTCGACCAGCAGAAGAAGAAGCTCGACGAGCTGACGCTTGCCGCCCGCCGCCCGGAACTCTCCGGCCATGCCGAAACGGGCCTGGCGTCCCGCGAGCACAAGCGCGCCTTCGAGCGTTACGTCCGCAAGGGCGAGGCGCATGAGCTGCGCGGGCTGGAAGCGAAAGCTCTCTCCACGCAGCCGGACCCGGATGGCGGCTATCTCGTCCCCGCCGAGACGGAACGCATGATCGACCGCATCGTCTCGGAAGTCTCGCCCATCCGCGCCATCGCAGGCATCCGCCAGATCGGCTCCTCCTCCTACAAGAAGCCCTTCGCGCTGGGCGGCTTGCAGACGGGCTGGGTCGGCGAAACGGAAGCCCGCCCGCAAACGGCAACGCCCTCTCTCGCCGAAATCGAGTTCCCGGCGATGGAGCTTTACGCGATGCCGGCGGCGACACCGACGCTGCTCGACGATGCGGCCGTCAATATCGACCAGTGGCTCGCCGAGGAAGTGCAGACCGCCTTCGCCGAACAGGAAGGTGCTGCCTTCGTCGCGGGCGACGGCGTGAAGAAGCCGCGCGGCTTCCTCGATTACGAGCGCGTGGCGGAAAACGCCTGGGAATGGGGCAAGCTCGGCTTCGTCGCCACCGGCAATGAAGGCGCCTTCCCGACCTCGAACCCCGGCGACAAGCTGATCGACCTCATCTATGCGGTGAAGTCGGGCTACCGCGCCAATGGCCGCTTCGTGATGAACCGCTCCACCCAGGCCGCCATCCGCAAGTTCAAGGATACGGATGGCAACTATCTCTGGCAGCCGGGCCTTGCCGCCGGCCAGCCGCCGACGCTCCTGAACTTCCCCGTGACGGAGGCCGAAGACATGCCCTCCATCGCGGCGGATGCGCCCGCCATCGCCTTCGGCGATTTCCGGCGCGGCTATCTCATTGTCGACCGTCTCGGCATCCGTGTGCTGCGCGATCCCTACAGCGCGAAACCCTACGTGCTCTTCTACACGACGAAGCGCGTCGGCGGCGGCGTGCAGAACTTCGAGGCGATCAAGTTCCTCCAGTTCTCCTCGTGAGGCCCCTGATGCGTGACATTCACAACAGCCTTAGGGCGGTCCAGACGCTCGATCCCGCGCCCGCCACGGCCACGCGCTACGGCGCGCCCGTGGACGGCAAGGGCTTTCAGGCGGTGGAGCATCTCGTGTTGATCGGTGCCGCGGGCGAGGCGCTCTCGGAAGAAGTCTCCATCGCCTGCGTCCTTCAGTCGTCGGAGAATGGCGGCGACTGGCTCCCCGTCACCGCCGCGCATGAAGTGCTCGGGCCCCCGCCCGACGAAGCGGGCATCTTCGCCCGCATCGAAAGCAGTGCGGCGGATCTCGCGATCTGCCGCACCGGCTATGCCGGCCCCGCGCGCTACACGCGGGTGGGTGTCCTCTTCCTCGGCACCCACGAGGAACCGACGTCCGTCGCCGCCCTCGCTCTCCTCGCCGGCGCGCATCTGAAGCCGGTGACCTGAACCACGTCATTGCGAGCGAAGCGAAGCAATCCAGGGCGGAACACACGGCCCTGGATTGCTTCGTCGCGGCTGCGCCACTCCTCGCAATGACGGTGAAAGGAACGAAAGACACATGACCCTCTCTCTCATCTCCCCGCCTGCCGAGGAGCCGGTGACGCTTGCTGAAGCCCGCGCCCATCTTCGCCTCGACGCGGCGGAGGAAGACGCGCTGCTCGCAGCCCTCATCGCCGCCGCGCGCACCGCCCTCGAGGCGGAAACCCGCCGCGCCTTCGTCATGCAGCACTGGCGATTGATGCTTGATGACTGGCCCTCGCGCCCCATCGAATTGCCGCTCGCGCCCGTATTGGAGGTGACGGCGGTGAAGGTTGCGCTCCTGAGCGGCGCCATGCTCACGATCGACCCCGCCTTCTACGAGGTGGACGCGAAGGGCGAGCCGCCCCGCATCGCCGCAAGGCGCGGTCAGGCCTGGCCCATGCCCGCCACGCGTCTTGCCGGCATTGAGGTGGACTTCACCGCGGGCTATGGCGCAACCGCCGCTGTGCCGCAACCGCTGAAACAGGCGGTCCTTCTTCTCGCCGCCCACTGGTTCGAGAACCGTGCGCCGCTGGCCGAAGGCGCCGAACTCCCGCTCACCGTCTCCGCGCTCGCCGCGCCCTACCGGAGGCTCCGCCTTTGAAAAGCAATCCGATCGGCGAAATGCGCGAGCGCATCACGCTCCAGTCGCCGCTGCTCGTGCCGGACGGCGCGGGTGGCGCGGATGTGAGCTGGGAAGACGCGGCAACAATCTGGGCGAAGGTGGAAACCCGCTCGGGTGATGAGCGCATCAACGGCGAGCGCCTCGCGCCCCGCGCGCGCCGCCGCCTCACCATCCGCCACCGCGACGGCCTGAACACCGCCATGCGCGTCCTCTGGAAAACCCGTGCCCTCGACATCCGCGCCATCCGCGACCCGGACGGGCGAAAGCATCTTCTCATTCTCGATTGCGAGGAAATTGCATGAGCGCCGATCTCGAATTGCAAAAGGCGATCTTTGCGCGCCTCTCGTCCGATGCGGCGCTTGCCGCGCTTGTTGCTACGCGCATCCATGACAATCCGCCGGGCGATGCCGCCCATCCCTATCTTGTGCTCGGCGAGAGCGAGATGCGCGACTGGCCGGCGGGCATGGAACATCGCCTCACGCTCCACTGCTTCACGCGCGGCGGCGGCAGGGCGGAGGCGAAGTCGATCCTCGAAGCAGTCCGCGCCTCGCTCCACGATGCCGCCCTCGCGCTCGAAACCCACACCCTCGTCAATCTCCGCTTCCTCGATGCGCTGACGCGCCGCGAGCCCGACGGCCTCACCTGGCGCGGCACCATCCGCTTCCGCGCGGTGACGGAGGAGGGGTAGTCACCGTCCGTTCTCCAACCCCCAAGTGTCATCCCGGCGAAAGCCGGGACCCATTGGTTCCCTCAGCAAGGGCGATTGGATACGGCGAATACCGCACAGCAGCGCAGGATCTGCCCGCTGCGGCAAGCGCAGAGGCGAGTGGATCCCGGCGAAAGCCGGTATGACACCGATTGTTGATCTCATTCACGAACAAAAAGGACCATCCAAATGACAGCCCAGAAAGGCAAGGACCTGCTGCTGAAACTCGACAGCACAGGCGAGGGAAGTTTCATCACCGTCGCCGGGCTCCGCTCCCGTTCGATCGCCTTCAATGCCCGCGCGGTAGACGTGACGCATGCCGAATCCGCAGGCCGCTGGCGCGAGCTGCTGGAAGGTGCGGGCGTCCGCTCTGCCGCCATCACCGGTCGCGGCATCTTCCGCGATGCCGCGTCCGATGCGAGCGTCCGCGAGATTTTCTTCGCGGGCGCCATCCGTGCCTGGCAGGTCGTCATCCCCGATTTCGGAACTGTGTCGGGCCCCTTCCAGATCACCGCCCTCGAATTCGCAGGTGACCATGACGGCGAAATCACCTTCGACCTCGCGCTCGAAAGCGCAGGCGAAATCGCCTTCGCGGCGGAATAAGTCGATGGCAAACAGGCACAGAGGCGAAATCGAGGCCTTTCTCGATGGCGAGCGCATGACGCTGGTGCTCACGCTCGGTGCGCTCGCCGAACTCGAACAGGCTTTCGGCGGCGAGGATATGCTGGCGCTGGCGAGCCGCTTCGAGACAGGCCGCATCGCCGCCGCCGACGCGATGAAGATCATCGGCGCAGGTTTGCGCGGCGCGGGTCATCAATGCAGTGACGAAGATGTATCGCGCATGACGGCGGAAGGCGGTGCAGCGGGCTTCATCTCAATCGTTGCGGATCTGCTCTCCGCAACGTTCGGCGGAAGCGGCCAGTGAGCGCGCCGCGCTTTCCCTGGGCCGAGGCCATGACGCTCGGCCTTGGCCGGTTGCGTCTCCCGCCAGAGACATTCTGGCGCCTGACATTGCCCGAACTCGCCGCCGCCGCCCGCGCGCTTCAGCCGCAAGATGCGCAGCCGATGTCTCGAAGCGACATTGCCACCCTGATGATGCGCTATCCCGATTGAGGACAACATGAACCCCGACACAGACCCCGAAGCCCTCACCCGCGCCATGATGGAGGCGGGCGAGGCAGCGCAGCGTTTCGCGCTCGACAGCGAACGCGCACTGAAAGCCGTAAGCGCCGAGCTCCGCCGCACCACGCGCGAGGGCCGCGATTTCGGCGACGCGCTCGCTTCCGCCTTTGAAGGCGCGGCGCTGAAAGGCCGCTCGCTCTCCGACACGTTGAGGAAACTCGCACTCGATCTGTCGCGCATCGCGCTCGACAATGCGGTAAAGGCCGTCACCGGCGCTGTCGGTAGCGGTCTCGGCAATGTCCTCGGTTCTCTCGTTGCGAGCGCCGACGGCAATGCGATTTCCGATGGCCGCGTGCTGCCCTTCGCAAAAGGCGGCGTCCTTTCAAGCCCCATGCTTTTTCCCCTGCGGGGCGGCACCGGCCTTGCGGGCGAGGCGGGGGCGGAGGCGATCCTGCCGCTTCGCCGGGGTGCCGATGGCCGCCTCGGCGTGGCGGCGGGCGAGGGCGGCCAGCCGGTGAATATCACCTTCAATGTAACGGCAACGGATGCCGCCAGTTTCCGCCGCTCTGAATCGCAGATCGCAGCCATGCTTGCGCGTGCCTCTGCGCGCGGCCGCCGAAACATCTGAAATGAGGAACATCTGACATGGCTTTCCACGAGATCAGGTTCCCGCTGTCGATTTCGCTCGGCGCAAGCGGCGGGCCGGAGCGGCGCACTGAAATCGTCACCCTCGGCTCCGGCCGCGAGGAGCGCAACAGCCCCTGGGCGCTTTCCCGGCGGCGCTTCAATGCCGGCTTCGGCCTGAAGCGCCTCGACGACATTCACGAATTGATTGCCTTCTTCGAGGCGCGTCACGGCCGCCTCCACGGTTTCCGCTGGAAGGACCGCGCCGACTGGAAAAGCACCGCGCCCTCCGCCGTCGTCTCGCCTCTCGATCAGGCGCTTGGAACAGGCGATGGCGAGCAAGCGTCGTTCCAGCTCGTGAAGACCTATTCATCCGGCGGCGCGGGCTACACCCGCGAGATCGTAAAGCCGGTCGCAGGCAGCATCCACGTTGCTGTCGCAGGCGCGCCGATGGAAGAGAACATCGATTTCACCGCCGACCTCACAACCGGCCTCGTCATCTTCGCATCGCCGCCCGCGCCCGGCGCAGCAATCTCCGCCGGGTTCGAATTCGACGTCCCCGTCCGCTTCGACACCGACTATCTCGACATCAACCTCGCCGCCTTCGAAGCGGGCAGCGTACCGGACATCCCGGTCATCGAGATCAGGATCTAACCTCGAACTGAATCGTCATTGCGAGGAGGCGAAGCCGACGAAGCAATCCAGCAACCGCGTGCTCCGATCTTGTCGCCCCTGGATTGCTTCGCTCCCTTACGGTCGCTCGCAATGACGGAGCAAGGACATCATGAAAACCATCTCCCCCGCTCTCGCGGCGCATCTCGCGGGCGGCGCAACGACGCTTGCCTGGTGCTGGAAGCTGACACGCCGCGACGGCGCTGTCCTCGGTTTCACCGATCACGACCGTGACCTTGCCTTTGACGGCGTCGTATATGAAGCCGCAGGCGGCTTTACGGCGTCCGCCATCGAAAGTACGAGCGGCCTCATCCCCGGCAATCTCGATGTCGCTGGCGCGCTTACTTCCGAACGGCTCGACGAAGGCGATCTCGCCGCCGGTCTCTATGACGATGCCGGATTCGAGATCTGGCGCATCAACTGGCAGGACGTGGATCAGCGCCTTCTCATGCGCAAGGGAAATCTCGGCGAGGTCTCGCGTTCCGGCGCCGCCTTCACGGCGGAACTGCGCGGCCTCGCGCACAGGCTGAACCAGCCGGTCGGCCGCCTTTATCAATATGGTTGCGACGCGGATTTCTGCGATGCGCGCTGTGGCCTCGCGGCAGCGGACTGGACGGTGGAAGCAGAAGTCGCAAGCGTGAGCGCGGACAGGGAAATCCTTGCAGCGGAACTCGCCGCCTTCCCCGCAGGCTATTTCACGCGCGGCAAGCTCCGCTTCACGAGCGGCGCAAATGACGGCGCGGTGATGGAAGTGAAGGCGCATGGCGCTGGCGGACGGATCGAGCTGTGGCGCGCCGCCGCCCGGCCCCTCATGCCCGGAGATACATTCGAAGTGACGGCCGGTTGCGACAAGCAATTCGCCACCTGCCGCGACCGCTTCGCCAATGCCGCGAATTTCCGCGGCTTCCCGCACATGCCGGGCAATGACTTCGTATTGGCCTCCGCAGGCGAGTGAGCCCATGAACCGTAATGACATCGTTGCCGCCGCCCGCGGCTGGATCGGCACGCCCTATCGCCATCAAGCAAGCGTCAAGGGTGCGGGTGCCGATTGCCTCGGCCTCTTGCGCGGCGTCTGGCGCGAGGTGATGGGACCGGAACCGGAAGCCCCGCCGCCCTATTCGCCGGACTGGGCGGAAACCTCCGGTAGAGGCGAGGCAATGGCCGAAGCGGCCCGCCGCCACATGACGGAAATCGCCATCGCCGAAGTTGGCGCAGGCGACGTGCTTCTCTTCCGCATGCGCCGTCAAGGGCCCGCGAAACACGCCGCTATCGTCAGCGGCACGGACCGCATGATCCATGCCTGGTCGGGTCATGCCGTCGTTGAAACCCATATCGGCCGCTGGTGGCGCGCTCGTGCCGCCTTCGCTTTCCGCTTTTCCGGCATCGAGGACTAGAAAATGGCGACACTCGTTCTTTCGAGCGCAGGCTCTGCGCTGGGCAACGCATTGCTGCCTTCGGGCCTGAACTTCCTCGGCATGTCGGTGTCCGGCGCCGCACTTGGCGGCGCCCTCGGCTCCATTGCCGGTTCGATGGCGGATGCCCGTCTATTCGGCACCACGTCGCATGCCGAAGGTCCGCGCCTTGCCGATCTTCACGTCATGGCGTCGAGCGAAGGCGCGCCGATCCCGAAGCTTTATGGCCGCGCCCGCATCGGCGGTCAGGTGATCTGGGCGACGGAATATGTCGAGCGCGCGCAAAGACGTTCTGCGGGCGGTGGCAAGGGCGGCGGTTCGTCCGCCACCGTCACCGAATATCGCTACTCCGTTTCCTTTGCCGTCGCGCTCTGCGAAGGCGAGGTGACGCGCATCGGCCGCGTATGGGCGGATGGCAAACCGCTTTCGCTTGCGAATTTGATCTGGCGGCTCCATCGCGGCGGCGAGGATCAGATGCCCGATCCGCTGATCGAAGCCCTGATGGGCGACGCCCCCGCCTATCGCGGCACGGCCTATATCGTCTTCGAGGATCTGAACGTCACGCCCTTCGGCAACCGCATACCGCAGCTGAGCTTCGAGGTCTTCCGCACGCTCGATTCAGTTGAAGAGCTTGTTCGCGCGGTCACGGTGATCCCCGGTGCAGGCGAATTCGTCTACGACACGGAACCGCGCCGCGAAATCCTCACCGAAGTCTCGAGCCGCCAGATCAATTCGCATTTGGCGTCCGGCGTCGCGGACTTCACCGCCGCGATGGACGATCTTGAAGCGTCGTTGCCGAATGTCGAGGCGGCGCTTCTCGTCGTTACGTGGTTCGGCGACGATCTTCGCTGCGGTTCCTGCACCATCCGTCCGAAAGTCGAAACGCGCCACAAGAACACCTGGCCGGAAAACTGGAATGTCGCAGGTCTTTCGCGCCTCGCCGCCACCGAAGTAAGCCGCATCGATGGCACGCCCGCCTATGGCGGCACGCCGTCAGACGCGAGTATTCGCCGCGCACTCGCCGACATGAAGGCGCGCGGCCTCGCCACCGTGTTCTACCCCTTCGTGATGATGGACATTCCGGCGGATGCCGCATTGCCCGATCCCTCTGGCGAAGGCGAGCAGGGCGCCTATCCCTGGCGTGGCCGCATCGTGCCTGCAGGCGATGTCGCGGCGGATGTAGCAGCCTTCTTCGGCAGCGCCGCCCCCGGCGCGGGCGAATGGTCCTACCGCCGCATGGTGCTGCACTATGCGCAGCTCTGCGCGGATGCAGGCGGCGTCGATGCCTTCATCATCGGTTCAGAGCTTCGCGGCCTCACACAGGCGCATGACGGCACTGGCGACTATCCCGCCGTCGCCGCCTTGATCGAGCTTGCGGCCGATGTCCGCGCGATCCTTGGGGTCCACACGAAAATCTCCTATGCCGCCGACTGGTCGGAATATCGCGGTCACGACAAGGGCGAAGGCCGCTTCGCCTTTCATCTCGATCCGCTCTGGGCGGACTCCAATATCGACTTCATCGGCATCGACATGTACGCGCCCTTGACCGACTGGCGCGATGGTGACGCCCATCTCGATGCGCAGGACTGGGGCTCGATCTACGATCTCGATTATCTCCGCTCGCGCATCGCAGGCGGCGAGGACTACGACTGGTGCTATGCGAACGCGGAAGACCGCGCAGCGCAAATCCGCACGCCGATTGCCGATGGCGCTTACGGCAAGCCCTGGCTCTGGCGTGCGAAAGACCTGAAGAACTGGTGGTCGAACGCGCATTTCGACCGGCTGGACGGCACGGAAGCCGAAACGCCGACCGCCTGGCTGCCGCAATCGAAGCCGATCTGGTTCACCGAGCTCGGCTGCCCGGCCATCGACAAGGGCACCAACGAACCCAACCGCTTTGTCGATCCGAAGTCGGCGGAAAGCGCCATGCCGCATTTCTCGCGCGGCACCCGCGACGATTTCATCCAGCGCCGCTTCATCGAGGCGGAAATGAGTTACTGGTCGCCCGCGCATGCAGATCATGTCGCAGGCGCAAATCCGGTCTCGTCCGTCTATGGCGGACGCATGGTAGACCCGTCGCGCATCTTCCTCTGGACATGGGACGCGCGGCCGTTCCCCTCCTTCCCGGAGCGGAGCGATGTCTGGGCGGATGCCGCGAACTGGCGGCTCGGTCACTGGCTCAATGGCCGCATGGGTGCCGCACCGCTTGCCGCGCTCACCGCCGCCATCATGCACGATGCAGGCTTCATCGATTTTTCCGTGGATGGCCTGCATGGCGTGGTCGACGGTTTCGTGATCGATCGCATCATGCCGCCCCGCGCCGCTCTGGAACCGCTGATGCTTGCGGGCTTCTTCGATGCGGTGGAGTCGGACGGGCTCATCCGCTTTGCGCAATATGGTGATGCGGCGGCGACGCAGCTCGCACCGGATATGCTCGCCGTCGGCGATGACAGCGCCTCGCCCGGCTGGAAGCTCACTCGCGCGCAGGAGACCGAACTTCCCGCCGCGCTGAAGCTCACCTATATCGACGGCGGCGCGGAATACCGGCAGGCGGCGGTCGAGGCGCGCCGCCTCGCGGGCGGCAGCCAGCGCGTAGTCACGGCCGCGCTCCCTATGGTGCTGACACAGGTGGAAGCACAGCGCATCGCCGATCTCTGGCTCCAGAAGACGTGGGAAGAGCGCGAGCGAGGCGATTTCACCCTGCCGCCGGGCCTCATCGCGCTGGAGCCTGGCGACATATTGTCTCTCGATCTCGGTCATCGCATCGCGCGCTACCGCATCTCCGGCATTGTCGATGGCGATATGCGCGAGGTATCCGGCGTCTCGGATATGCCCGGCCTCTTCGCGCCGTCCGATGCGCCGCCGCGCGGCGGCCAGCCCGCCTCGCCGCAGGATTATGGCCTGCCGCTCGCCGTCTTCCTGGACCTGCCGCTCGTCACCGGCAATGAAACGCCGCATGCGCCGCGCATCGCCGTCGCCGCTGATCCCTGGCCGGGCGGCATTGCCCTCTACCGGCAGGACGGAACGGGCGCGACGCTCGACCGCGTGGTAACGGCGGAAGCAACATTGGGCCGCACCGCCAATGCTCTCGCGTCCGGTCCCGCCTCGCGCTGGGACGAGGCAAACGACCTGATGGTCACGCTCGCAAGCGGCACCTTGTCGAGTGCAACGGAGCGCACTGTCCTCGACGGCGCCAACCTTGCGGCGCTGGAAACACCAGACGGCACATGGGAAGTGATCCAGTTCCGCGAGGCTGAACTCGTCGCACCGGCGACATGGCTGCTCCGCGGCCTGCTGCGCGGTCAGGCGGGCACGGAAGCCGCCATGCAGGTCGTGCTCGATGAAGGCGCGCGTTTCGTGTTGCTCGATGATGCCGTGAGCGAGATCGGCCTGCTCGAAACGGAACGCGGCCTCGAGCGTCAATGGCTCTACGGCCCTGCACCACTGCCTTACGACGATCCGTCCTATGCGAGCATCACCCACGCCTTCGACAGCATCGGCCTGCGTCCGTTCTCGCCGGTTCACCTCCGCGCACGGCGCGGTGAGGGCGGCGGCATCGAACTGACATGGATCCGGCGCACGCGCATAGGCGGCGACAGCTGGGCAGGGCTCGACGTGCCGCTCGGCGAGGAACTGGAAGCTTACGAAATTGAAATCCGCGACGGCGATGCCGTGAAGCGCATTCTTGCCGCCAGCGAAACCCGCGCCGTCTACACCGCCGCCGAACAATCCGCCGATTTCGGCAGCGCCGAATTCGGGAACCTCCACGTCACCATCTATCAACTGAGCCGCGCCTTTGGCCGCGGCAGCGGAAGGAGCGCGCATCTTCATGTCGAATAGTTTTCATCTCGGGCTTCCCTTCCTCGAAGCCGCGCAGGCGCAGAAGCATGTGACGGTGAACGAGGCGATCCGCCGCCTCGATGCGCTGCTGCATCTGTCGGTCGCCGCGCGCGATCTCGCCGCGCCGCCCGCTGAGCCGGAAGAGGGCGCGCGCTACATCGTCGGCGCGGAGGCGGAAGGCGCATGGACAGGTCACGACGGAAAAGTCGCGGCGCTGATCGACGGCGCCTGGACCTTCTTCGCGCCCCGCACCGGCTGGCAGGCTTTCGATGAAGCCGCGGGCGTAATGCTTGTTCATGACGGCGCGGGCTGGTCCCCGGCGAGCGGTAGCGGCGTCACCGGCGCAAGCGGCGCTGCCACCGCGCTGACGCTCATCGAGGGCGAGCATGAACTGGGCGAGGGCGCGACGTCCGATACCGCCTTCACGATCCCTGACCGCGCCATCGTACTCGGCGTTACCGGCACCGTCATCGAAGGGATCACCGGCCCCACGTCATGGAGCCTCGGCGTCGCCGATGACCCCGCCCGTTATGGCAGCGGCATCGGCGCCATGCTGGATGCGACCGTCACTGGCGTCTCCGGCACACCCGTCGCCTATTACGGCGCAACGCCCCTCCGCCTCACAGCGGCAGGCGGCGACTTCACCGGCGGCCGCGTCCGCCTCGCCATTCATTGTCTGGAACTGACTGGGCCCTTCGCCTGAAATCGCGGTTCTTGACAATGTTCCTATTTTGTTCTCACATACCGGAATAAATTCCTATTCCGGTTTCAGGGAGCATCGCCGGGCATGAGCTTGCCGACCGTCACAAGCCTCACATTCAGAAGGCTGAAGCCGCTCCTCCGTCTCGCGCGGGAACTTGCCCTCCTTGCCGAAGGTGAGACGGAGCAAGGCCGCCATGCCCTTGCCCATGCGCTCGCCCGCAGGCTCAGGGGCGGGCCGGCATTGCCTGAACGAAAGGAACTATTGGCGCTCGCCGCCATTTGCCGTGCCGCAGCGGAGTCCGGCCCCGGCCCTGCCGGGCACGCCACCCGCTTCCATCCGCATACGGAGTGCCCGGACTGGGCCCGCCGTGAAACCCCGCTCGCCCTGATCGGCGGGCATTTCTTCTACGCCGCTCCCGAAGGGGAGGGGCATCACACATGAAAGGAAACATGATGGAATCCGTTCTCACCGGACTTTTCGGCGGTGTCTTTGCCGCCTGGCTCGAAGCCGCCCTCGCCATCGTCGGGGCCGCCTCCGCTGTCGCCGCTGCCACACCCTCCAGGAAAGACGATGAACTGATGGGCAAGGTCACACGCGTGATCGACATGCTCGCCCTGAATGTCGGCTATGCGAAACGGCGCTGACGGCTGCCGGAAATCGATCAAATTCGCGGTTTCACTTTTAGGTTTTGGTAAACCCTGTTCTTCATAATCGCCATAACCGCACCCCGGCCCCGGGCGCCACGCGCCTGCGGCATGACAGCGAGGGGAAGCCGATGGCGACGAGGAAGATTTTCTACAATCGCAGGTCGCGCCGCCGCGCCGTGGCGGCGGCGGGACTTGGCCTGTCGGCGGCGATGCTGTTTGCCGCCGGCCTCTATACCGGCCTGACGCTCGCGCCCGCGCTCGCAACGGGAAAGATGGCTGCAACGAACGAACCGTCAGCAATACTTGCCGCAGCGGAATTCTGA